TGAGACGTACTTTCGCCATATCAAACTCCTCCGCCGACCGCGTAGGCTTCCACGTCTACCGGCGCGAACAGGTTGCCCGTCTTAGCCGCCATGTTAGAAGGCGGCATCAAGAGCGGCAGCTTCAGCTCCGCTGGCCTCCAGGACTTGAGCCCATCCCGAACCGCCCGGACCTGGAACACGAGGATGGCGGAACCGTCCGGGATAGTGTGTTCAAGCAGGTCAATCGTGTAGGTTTTCAACGCCCCGATGTCCTGCTGGAAGAACTGGACCTGGCTGCCGTCCTCCGTCTCGCCCAACATCGTGACTTCATATGTGGTTCCAGCCTCCGGGACCACATCCCCGTCCGTCCAGGCCAGCGGCACGCCGCCCGTCTCCTGGAGCCGGTTGCGGTCCACCCACGTAGCCACCGCCGGGTAAGTCACGTTGTCGTTGGGGTCCACGTCCAGCTCGCCGTTGATGCGGAGGTTCGCCGGGCGGTAGGGCCGGGCCGCGCGGCCTTGGATGACCACAGGCAGCTCCGGAGCGAGGTCCGGGTTCAGCTGCCCCAGTCCGGTCACGCTTGCGAGCTTCACCCGCACGGTTTCGCTCGTCACGTATTCCGTAGGCGAGCCTGCACCGTACAAGTCCCAGAAATAGATGACAGCACCGTCAGGGTGTGTTTGCGGAGTGGTGTCGAGGATGCAGCGGCGAACGGTGATGGAGCTGGTGCCCGTGATCGACTCCACCCACACCAGCTCGGAACCAATCTGCGCCCAGCACGGCAGTTCCAGCATGTCGAGATCCACACCGTTTGTGATCGGAATCGTCGTTGCGAAACGGGACAGAGCGCCGACCACAGTTGCAGTCGGGCAGAAGTCGATCAAGCCCACCTCTTCAAACTGCGTGTCAGACACGCCGGCTGTGAACATGCGCGCCTGGATCGATGCGCTGTTCGGACGTCCACATGCCGCGCCAACGTATCCTAAGTCGGGATTCGTGGCAAGATCGGTGTCGACGGTCGTTTGCCCTTGCGTCTGCACAAGTTCCAGATACGGCGCTTCGAACGCGATCTGCTTCGTGATAATGGTGGGCGGGCTGTTCGGGTCTTCCCAGGCTGGGGGCTGCGGCTCCACCGGCGGCACAGCGGGCAGATCGAACACGTCCTCGGTGCAAGTCAGGCGAATGCGGTTCGTCTTGCCGTCACCGTAAGCAATGCCCGTGACACGCATGACGACGTCGTTGATATTGTAGTCCGCCCACGACCAGCGGAACACACTACCGACAGTCAGATCCTTGGCTGTACGGTCCGCGTAGATGGTGCAGGTTGCACGCTGCGTTGACAAGCTGTTCAGGTCGCGCTGAGCCACACGGGACGCAATGCTGGGGTCCACGAACCCTGGATATTGCATCGTCGTTCCGATGGTGACGCCCTGCATCTGCTGGAGAGCGATGTCCTGCGCGGTCACACTGGCATCGCGTCCGGTGTTCACGTTCCAGTAATTGACCGTCACCGCGTTCACGAGCTCGCCAAACGCGGGTCGAGAGAAGTTCTCCACCCGATCGATATTGTCCTCGTTCAGGTGAATCAGATCTGGTTTGTTATAGTCGCCCCGGATGAGCTTGAGTGTGAACAGCCCAGTTTTGCGATCGACGTACAGCGCAGCATCAATGTGGCGAACGATGTCCGAGATGAAGTCCTCGATCGACTTCTGCCTATCCCACAGAACGCTGATGCCCATACGCTCCGCGTACAGCGTGTCAGCAGCTTTCATGAAGGACTGGTCGTCGACGTCCGTGTCCGAGTACCCCATACCCCAATCTGGATCGGTGAGGCATTCCCGGATGATGTGCGCGGGGTTCATGGCGGAACTGTCACCCATGACCGCGAAGAAGACTGCATCGTACAGCGCACGCGAGTTCGCGGAGTCTACGACGGGAATGCCGTCCTGAGGGGTGTTGTCGATCAGCGCGGTGTACGAAGTGTTATTGAGGTCGATGTTAATCGCAAAGATGTCAACCTGATTGACCTCGTAAGCACCCGAGCGGCTGATCATATCCCCGTGGTTAGCCACAGCGTCGTCGACCGAGCTCACCGGCGTGGGTTCACCGTCCGTGATGAAGAACATCGCGCGTCGACGAGAGTCGCTTGAGGAAGGTTGGAAGAAGCTATCCGCTATTTCAAATGCGGAGTTGAAGTTCGTTCCCCCTCCGTCAGTGACGATACCCTCAACGAAGTTTCGAAGGTCCACGAAATCCGATGTCTGCGCGTTATAGCGCGTCATCGTCGTTGTGCCTCCGCTCCAGCCCACGATACAGATGTCGACTTGCACCTTCGAATCGATGCGCATCTGGTTGATGGAGTCAAGCACGTCCTTGAGCTGGTCCTTAGCGATGCGCAGGCGTGACTGACCGCCGATCAGCGTGTCCATGGAGCCGGACTTGTCGAGTGCGAAGTAGAACATCTGCCGCGTCTTGAAGTTCGACGCGACCTTAATCTCCGCTCGAGGGTAGTACCATTGAGCCACACCGTTCTGACGGGTGTGAATGCGTTGCAAGCGGAACGACCAGCGCTTCAGATACGGGTTCAAGCCGAGATACACTTGGCGGAGGACCACACCAGCCACCCCGCGAAACGCCGGCACCAGCCCGCCTAGGCGCGATTGCAGGTAGTCGTTCACACCCTGCCCGGGCCCACCTGGCTCAAAATCGACCGCGCCTTGCACGCCACCCTCTCGCGACTCACCGCCGAAGAGTTCGGGATTGTTGACGTAGATCCGCCCGGATTTGCGGTCTCCGACCCAGGCGTCTTTCGTGTCAACTTTGATACGAAGGATTTTATCCACGGGGCCATGACAGAGGATCATGTGCATCCCGAGATAATACTTGTATCCGACAGTGACTTTCTTACTTCTGCCGCCCACGAGCCGCCTCCACTACTTGAAGGGCCATCGGATCGCCTGTTGCAGCGAGCTTGTCGGCCGGAATACCGTTCTGAAGGAAGTCAGACCAGTCCAGGTCGTGCTTCTTGAAGAAGTCCCGCGTACCGCGTGAGCACATCTTCACAGAGCGTACATCGTCCATGCGAATGATGAGGGTGTCGTCGGTCATTTCTTCCCGCCCTTCTTCTTGATTGCGACAGCGCGGAGATCTCCGTACCAGACGACGTTGGCACTGTCGATATCTCGCGTTCCGAACAGCACGGGGATTTCCCGGCCCTCCTCCGCGGTAGGCACCTGGATCTCACCCAGGCCGGCAGGCTTGTGGCTCTGCGCCTTGGGCGTCATCGAATAGGCAACGACCAGCGCGACAATGAAAACTGCGATGTACCACCAGACCATGATCGCGCCTTCTTAGAGGATGGAACTGCCGTCCATGGGGTTTCGAGTTGGAATCCAGTCGAAGCCCCCATAGTTGTTCAGGTTGTTAAACTTGCCCGCGCACGTCAGGCGGGTACGGTCGCAGCCAGGGAACATACGGCACGCAATGCCTCCGTAATATTTGCCGTAGGACAGACCGTAACCGTCTCCGACCAGCGCTTTGGCGAGCGATTCAAACGGGCGAATCAATACGAGCTGGGAACCCACATGCGAGACGATGAATCGCATGGTGCCGTCCGGGCCCTCGAGAATGCCTCCAGTGAAGAACCCATTCGGTTGATCAGCAGCTTCCGGAACGGTGACGACCTTACCGTTGATGGCGGTAGGGATGCCGCCGTAGGCGAACGATTCCTTGTTCAGTCCGCAGCCCCGACCGTACAGCATATGACGACAGGTTCGCTGATAACGTGCCCGCAGGCCTGGGCGGCGCAAAGATGTGAAGATAGATTCGAAGTTGAGAACGATCTCCGACATGGTGGGCTTAACGCCGGCAAGCCTGCCTTTCCACACCACACTGATTTCATCGTCGTCGTCCCGTTCGTAGATCGTGAGACCTACCAGCGTCTCGACCTGATCGTGCAGCCAGCGGATGCCCATCGGGTTATCGAGTGACATACGCACTTCGAGGTTCGCGCGCGAGAGTTCGTTCTTGATTTCGGCTTCGGTGCGACCGATGGCCATGGGCTCGTACGTCTCGCCCTCGTATGTGACCCACTCGTCCCCGCTGGTGAAGGTCCACACATTGGATTCGGTGGGCACTGCCGACATGATCGCATTGTAGAGCGCGTCGGAGTTCGTGGAGGACAGCACGGGCACACCGTCGCGCGGGGTGTTGTCCAGGAGGCCTAGATACGTGGTGTCGTACAGGTCGACTGACAGGCAGTAGATATCGACATCGTTGCCAGTGGACGGTGCAAAGGAACCAGTCCGACCAATCATATCTGCACAGTTTGTGGCGGCCTGGGCTGCGGAGCTAGGCGGTTCAGGCTGTCCGTCGGTAATGAAGAAGCACGACTGACGGAAATCAGCAGGGGTTGGCGTCAGGTAGTACGACCGCGCAATCACCATCGGCAGATTGTAGTTCGTACCGTCCCACGTCGGCTCCAGTGCATCTACAAACGCCTTGAGCTCGGCGATGTTGGCGGTCTGCACACCGCGGCGAACGATGTCGACAGTAGATCCAGAGAACCCGCAGATGCCGATATGCACCTCAACATTCTTCTCAATGCGCTTGCGGTCAATCTCGTCGAGAACTTTCTTGACCTGCTCCTTGAGGATCATCATGCGGGTCACGCCTGGAGCAACCTGCTCAGCCATTGAGCCGGACCTGTCCAGGATGAAGTAGAAGTTCTGGTTCCCGTCGAACGGGTCACGCATACCTACTTCAGTGAAGCGATAGAGTTCCGCATGTGTCGTCAAGGTTGAATCTCCACAGTGTTCACCGTGGCACGCAGAACGCTGTTCCCGAGCCAGTTGAGTTCAACGCGATCAGTATCCAGACGACGCAGGCCGAGGAAGCTGATTGCTCGAATGATGCTGGCCTGGATATTGAGGTTGCTGTCAAGGGTTAACTCTAGCACACCTGGAGTCGGAGTAGCAATCCCCGTCACAGTACGAGCTAACCACACACCGCCAGCATTCACCGCGATGTGGTTTCGATTGGGCGGCCAATCGGTGTACCCGTCGGCGGGATTCACCCTCAGCTTGTTCGTCAGCGTGCCCGTGGATGCGTTGCGCAGATCGTTCTCGTAGGTGGGCTCCCAGAAGCGACGGAAGCGCCCAGCACGGCGCATGAGCCAGCCCCGCAGCGCACGCACTTCAGCAGGGCCGTTGGCGAGCATGTGGCGCGGACGCAGATCTCGGTTGAAGTTCCACGGATAGCGATTCTCCACAAGGCCGAGCTCATAGTCGATGCGATCGGTGCGCGTGGTCAACGCGGTACTGATGAGCCCGTCGTTGAAGAGCGTCGGATCGAGGTAGATGTCGTTCCCGAGAAACTGCGCGGGAACAGTAGCGTCCAGCGCGAGGTTATCCTCCACCTCGAAGATGATGCTGGTGCTACCCTCAAAGCCGTTGGACGCTCGGGTGATGTCATCCCGAATGCGGCCGACGCGCACAGGCAGCAAGTAGGCGTTCTGGAACGCGACTGTGAACCCATCAATGGTGATGGAGGTCGCATCCATAGCCGCAATCTCAACGACTTGCCACAGGTCGGGACTTTGCCAGAGCAGGGCAAGCCCGTTCGGACGCAAGTCATAGTTCACCGTATCGCAGAGGATCGTCCGGGTGTTCGCAATCACCGTTCCAAGGTGTTGCACCTCAGCCCACACAGGCACAGCCCATTTCAGACGCAGGGCGCCATAATAGGCCAGATAGGCGCGCAGCTTGCTGACGTTACCTTCCGGGATGTCATAATTGAACGACTGCCTGGCATGGTTGCGAAGCTGGATCGCTTTCTCGGTTCCGTTGAACGACTGCATGAGGTCTGTCTTCCATTCCAGGTTCTCCCGCATGGGAGCCCGGGCAGGAAAAGGCAGGAAGGCGAAGTCTCCGAGCGACGTTGTAATCTTCGCCATCTTAACCCCCGTTCAGAATGGCACGGGTCTGATCGGAGTTGCGTCGCATCACGTTCATGATCACTTCTTCGCCCTCCGGCGTGCTGAGGTAGTCCCCGACCAGTGCCGGATCCACCACGTTAATGATCCGCGCATTCAGTGCGGGCTGCGCTGCGCCTCTGCCGGCATTGCCCGTTGCTGCGTCCGTACCCTTGCGCACTTGAGTCGGGGTAGCGACGCTCACCGTTTCGCCCGGGCTCGCCCGGAACGCCACCATCTGCGAGTCAGCTCCACCGCTGCCTCCGACCTTAAAACTACCACCCGTCATGAAGCCCACGTTCTGCGCGACGATCGAGGCTACGTTTGCCGCGGCAGCAACACCAGCCGCGGCAGCCAGCGCATAGTTGGCAGGGGGCGGCGCGCTTGCCAGGGCCTTCTGCACAGCCAGGACACCGTCGATCGTGGCCTGCGTGATCGCTGCTGCCTTGCCAATCGCTGCAATCTTCTTGTTCTCCGAACGGGACAGAGTTGCAAGGTTGCCGAAGAAGCTCTGCGCGTTCTGGAGCTGGATCTGCTGCGCCTGCACGTTGACCTTCGCCTTCATTTGGGCGGCAGTCTGTTCGCTGATCAGATCTGCTTGCCGCATCTGATCGATCTGCAGATACATATTCTGAAGCGAGGCCAGCTGAGCGTTGATCTGTTCCTGCGTACCAGCGAACAGATCAGACCCGACACTGTTCATCAGCGCGTTCGTTGCGTCAGCACTGGTGAAGCCGCTGGACGGGTTAGCCAGCAAGTTCTTAATCGCTTCAATCTGCGTGGCGAAGTTCTGGCGCGTCTGGACGCTGTTCTGCAGAAGCGAATCCTGCGCCGCCACAACCTCGTTCAGACGCTGCATTGCCTCCAGCTTAGCGCGCAGGCTTGCGGTCTCTTGCTCATTCAGGATGATACCCTGGGACTTGAGCTCCTTCTCGTACTGCATCATCTGCTGTTGAATCTGACGCTCGCGGTTATTCAGACCGAGAAGCGAAGTCTGCTCGTCGATCTCACGATTGATCTTGCCCAGCGGATCAATCGCGTCCTGATAATGCGTCTTCAAGAGCTCGAGGTAACGCGCCTGATCCTGCGTGGTAATCAAGCCCTTGGCAACCGCCTTGTTGAGCGTCTCCTCGGCCTTCGCCATCTCCAGCTTAGCACCTTCGACCGGAGCAATAGTGTTCAACAGGCTGCGCAGTTCGTTCTTGAGCTTCTCGAGTTCCTTACGTTGCTTCTCCAGTTTCTTAGCATCCAGACCGGGGGCGCGCAGTTGGCCCAGCGGATTGCTGAGATCAGCGCCGCCAGCCTGTTCACGCGCAGCACGCTCGCGACCGATTTCCTGCGCCCGCTTGATGCGGTCTTCCAGGAAGCGTTGAGCGTAGTCGACGGAGTTGAATCCGTCCATGAATGCGGTGCCCACGTCCTTTCCGAGCTGAGCGGCCGCGCCCTCGTTCTCGTTCGTCAGTTGCAGATTCAGAGTGGCAATCTTGCCTAGCCCCACGAATTCGGTCACGCTGCTCAGCAGTTGACCCGCCCCGTTGACGAAGTTACCGATCTTGCCAAGAATGACGTTCAAGGCCTGCGTGAACAAGTCGCCCATTGCAGCGGGCAGCCCCTTGAACAGCGCGATCACGGCCTTGATGGCACCGAACCAGGCGCCAAAGTACGTGTCGACTGCCTTAGCTACGAGGCGCAAGATACCCACAAGGCTGATGTCGACTTCACCGACCCAGCTCTTGATCATGTCAATGGCAGGGCCAAAGGTGCGTTCGGCCCAATCTGCGATCAGCGTGAAACCCTGGACGGCGCTCTCCCATACTGCACGCATCAGGTCGCCCAACGAAGTCACGTCGTCAGTGCCCAGCTTGATCTGATCCCGGAACAGGGTCAGGGCAGTGATTGCGCTGGTGATCAACACCAGCAGAAAACCGATCGGGTTGGCTGCAATAGCCGCGTTAAGCGCCAGCACAGCCGCGCGCACAGCGTTGATCGCCGCTACCCCGCCTTGCACCAGCACAAACCCCGCAGCCACCGAAATAAGCGACTTTGCCACGAGGTCGAAATTCTCGGCAAGCCACTTAGCAGCTTCGCCCAGCTTGTTACTGATGCCCAGGCTGGCGTCCATCTCGCCAATCCACTTCATGAAGGCGTTGCTGATCAGGGTCATACCCTGCGAGATGGTGATGGACGACTTGGCGAAGTCGGAATTGATCTGGTCGGTGCCCGCCATGACGGCATCGAAGAACTCACGCGAAGTGAGCTTGCCGTCCAGCATCATCTTCCGGAGCTGGCCAATGCTGCCGTCCGCGCCCTTGATGTTGTTCGCGACGACCTGCAAGATCGCGGGCGCGCCTTCCAAGATAGAGTTGAATTCTTCCGCACGCACTACACCCGAACCCAGCGCCTGGCCGAGCTGCATCAGCGCACCCTGGGCTTGTTCTGCGGTCGTAGCGCTGGACGCGAGCACCTTGCCCACGTTTTCGGTGAAGCCGATCAATTGTTCCTGGGACACGCCCAGTTCTTTACCCGCTCGCGCGGTGCGGCTGTAGAGCTCCACGATGTTCGTGAAGCCTTGACGGGTGTTCTGCGCAGCGCGGAAGAGCTTGTCGGCGACCGCTGCCGCTTCTTCGGTGTTGCGCGTGGCTACCCGGATCTGGCCCGCAGCGCTGGCCCATGCGTCGGCGTAGCGTCGGATCTGGTCAATCGCCAATACACCAGCAAGCGCGCCGAGGGCGCGCTTGAGCATGTCGACACCGCTGGCAGCCTTCTCAGACGAATTGCCGATGTCCTCGATGTTCCGCTTGACGACCCGGGAACCGTCTTCCCGGATTCGGATGTCAATAGTTTCGGTCGCCATTAAAGTTCCTCACGCAGCGAGGTCTGCAATAAGCTTCCGGCGCCCTGCGCAGCAGCGACTCCGACCAAGACTGCCTTCTCAACGAAGCCCGCGGGAGCTTGCGCTGACCAGCCGTCATTGAGCCGTCCGATATATGGGAGATTGTTCGTGATGTGGATGGAGCTGCCGCCTCGATACTTCCCGATCTCGGCTTTGCCTTGGTCGATGGCGGCCTGGGCATTAGCGCCGCCGGTAGACCCATCCTTGCCTTCGGAATAGGCCTCGCGCGTTCCATCAGCAGGACTACCGATGTTCACCTGCCAGTTGGAACGCGCGCGGCCGGTGTCAACAGGGGTTCCGATGACCACAGCACTATCGACAGCGAGCGCGACCTTCCGCACCATCGCGTCAGCGTTCTGTTCGATACGCTGACCGATGACCCGGATCCGTCCTGCAAACTGCCTCAAGTCAGCCATTCGATTTCCCCTTTGGTTCAGTGGCCTTCTTGAGCTTCTTCGCCTTGAAGTCCAGGTAGACCGCGTCGAGTGACTGTACGTGGTAGAACAGATCCTCTCGTTGCTCCCCTTCGACCTGATGCTCGTCTGCCCACTGTTTGATGGATAGCCAGCTGATCGGACCCTCTGTCATGTACCCCGTACCCCTGCACGACGTCAGGTCCATGAAGGCGAGGTAGTAGAAATCAAGTCCTAGCAGCAGTTCAGGGGCATTGGCAATCTTCTCTGGCAGCGGAAGCCGCTGTTGAACACACTGTTGAATAATGAACTTCTCTGTCGGGCCCTGCTCCAAAAAGTAGAGCAGGACGTCCGTCAGTTTTTTGCGTCGGCTTCCCGCACCTCCTGGCGGAACAGCGCAGCGCGCTGGCTCTGTTCCTGGATGTCGCGGAACAGGTCAGGCAGGTCATCGAACAGCTTCAAGCAATTCTCGACCGAGAACTCCATGTCGTTGCCGTTCTCATCTTCGACGTTTTCCCAGCCGAGGACGATCGTTTCGGCATAGACTTGCTTGATGATCTTCTCGACCAGCGCGGTCTCGATGATCTCGTTCTGGATCTGACGGCGATACGGCTTGACGCGGATCTCCATCCGCTTCTCGTAGGCCTTGTTGGCGCCACCGGCGCGGGCGATGCGGATCGTAATCGGCTTGCCCTTGCTGTTCTCGCCGTACTCGAGGAGGATACCCTCCTTCTCCAGGCTGTTGTCGGTCTTGAATTGTTTGTACAGGCTCATTCGATCACCTCATGATGCAAGTTTCAGGGCGCGAGCACCATTGCCCGCGCCCCCGTAGCTTACACTCCGCCTGCAACATCCGGCAAGTAGGAAAAGCTCTGGAAGAGCAGGGTGTGCGCGAACTTGCTCTCCGCAGCATTGGTCTCCAGCGGCAGGGTGATGGCCTGGTCCTGCTCCACCGCCAGACGGCCGTCGCCCAGCGACAGGAGCGGGATGTCCCACAGCAGCGCGAAGTTCTTTTTCAGCATGATGATGTCGAGGGTGACATCGCTGTTGTTCCGCACCGCCTGGACCGCTTGCACGTCAGCAAAGTAGGCCGTCATGTTGCCGCCCACCTCGAAGGTGCCTGCGCTGGTGTCGAAAGCGCCCAGCACACCGATCGCCTTGTTCGGGGTCACATTGTTGTTGACGGTCAGGGTCATTTCCGTCGCAAACGCAAACAGCGGGACCGGGGAGGAATCAGTCGCGCTCACCAGCGCCAGCTTGATGCGGCTGAAATCGCTGGAGGTGTTGAACGCAGCCCCCGGAGCCAGCGACGGACGGGTGCCCGTCTTGACGCCCTGAGCGCCGGTGCGCTGTTCGTTGTCCACCGCGACGAAAGACAGGTCGATCGTGACCTTGTCGGCCTGTGCGATGTTGAGCGACAGCTCGTTCGGTACAGCACCCACGAGGTACTCGGACATCGTGCCGTTGGCGTCGGCGCCCAGCGTGCGCTCCACCTGATAGGTGCGACGCTTGATCAGGGCGGGGTCCGCTTCGTTCTTCAGCACAGCACCGAAGAAGATACGGATGGTCTTGCCAGTGCCCACTTCCGCAACACCATCCCACGAGGTCTTGTCGAACTCGATGTAGGTAGCGGTGATGGCGTTCACTCGAGCGAATCCGCGGTTGTCGGCGAATTGCGTGCCCACTGCATCACCTCCGAGGTACACCCACTCACCCGGGATGAGGCCCAACGTGGTCATATCGAACGTACCACTCGCACGGCTCAACCGCACAAGGTCACCGTTCAGGGTGATGTCCACCGTCTCGCTCGCAAACTGGTAGCCGACAGCGGTCAGCTTGGCAGTAGCGGGCGGGTTAGCTTCGTCGACCACGGTCTCGTTGACCACAACAGCGGTTGCAGTGCTTGCACTCGCAACAGACTTCAGTCCATTGTTGGCGGTCACACCGAAGCCCTGCGCCAGCACGAGCTGATTCGCCAGGAAGCCGGTCAGGCCGGCCGCGGCTGCGTAGGTCTTGGACGATCCCGTGACGCCGGTCACAGCGGTGGCCGCACCGTTCAGCGGAGCAGTTGTCTTCTTCTCGCGGATGTCAGCAAAGAAGAAGCCCTGGAGCAGGCGGGTCGTGTTGTCGAAGGTCAGATCCTGGTTGAAGCCACCGGAGGCGTCCAGGTCGGTCGTCACGCCTTTCTTGCGCTGGCGAGACGGGTTGATGGGATTGCGCGCCACGGTCGAGATCTGACCGCCGAAATCGTTGTAAGAGTTAGGTTCCAGCGCATACCACACCGGAGAGCCGGGCAGTTGCTTGAGGGCGGACTCTTCCGCGAACCGGAGGCCCGTTACGTTCGAATCAATCTTGTTTGCCATGTGATCACCTCACGTCGTCATAAGAGAAGGTTGCCAGGACGTTCAATTGCTCGAACGCCCCACTCGTGCCCGCTTCGTTCATCCGGACGTCACGGAACCACAATTCCGGATGGCGGGACGCCTGGTAGGCATCCACAACGAGTTGAGCGGCGTCGTATCCGGCCTTGGAGCCATCTCCCACGGGGGCGAACACTTGGATAAAAACGGTGCCGGTTCGATTCCAGCGCCTTGTGGCCTGGTCCCCAGCCAGCGAACCTTGATTACCAGTTGCGTGCCGGATTGTAGCACGAGCCCACACTGTCTCGCTAGTGGGCACGCTGCCGGGAACGTCGGTGTACACAGCAGGGAAACCAGTACCGTCCCAGGCCCCTTTGAACACCCCGAGGATGATGTCACGTGCCTCGTCGAAGGTCATCGCTTCACCCCGAACACGTAGAGGACGGTCGTCGGTCCTGGTTTCAGTTCCTGCGCCCAATCGATGTTCCAGCGTACACCCTCATCAAGAATGACGTGAAAATCGGCAAGCCCAATATCCGTGGGCGCAACGAGTGCGACTTGATCGACGCGGTCGAGCAGCTCCTCTTTGACGATGTCGCGGCCCAGACCGGAACCGGACGCAGGTACGAACACGGCGGGCAAGGTGCGGGACGTGGCTACCGTCGGCGCTCCGGGGCCCTTCCAAGGTTTCGAAGTGTCAACAGCAGTCGCATCCAGCTTTTGAATCTGGACCTCGCGACCATTCTCCGCAATCAGTTCTTGCGCGAGTTGGACGAATTCGGTGTAGTCGGTAGCCATGCGATCACCTGATTACCTGGCTCGCCGAATAAACCAGCCCTCGTAGAAGCATGTCCGCCGCAGGGTACGGGCGGAACAGCATGGGCGTCGAACCCAGGCCCGTCTGCGCGACAGAATATTCGGTTTCGATAGGGCCGACCTTCTTCTTGCTGGCGACGACACTGAGGCCGCTGGGATCCACCTTCAGATCCGGTGCAAGGGCGGCGCTGAGGGCACGGACCGCGTATTCGAAGCACGCACGCTGGAGCTTGACAGGCACAGTGTCGTCAGGATAGGCGTCTGCGTTCTTGCGTGGCCAGGACAGCGCTTGAGTGTCGGTTTTCTTGGTCCCGATGAAACGATCGCCAAAACGCCCTTCGATGTAGTCAGTGGCCTGAATCAACACCGATTGCTTCTGTTCGGGCGTACCCGTCCAGGCAGTGATTCCGCGGTCTGCAAAATACGAGTCGGCGTCAGCGACTGCACCGTACGAGTTGGCGTCGGGCTTGCCGGTGCCGTCTTCCACGACGAAAGCCATCAGGCGCCCTCCCCGATCTTGACGAAGTTACTGAGGCCTGTGTCTAGCATGAGTTCGAAGCCGGCAACAGGGGTGACCACAGCTCCGCGGGCCACCTGATCCAGCACCAGCATTCCGCCGGCGTCCAGATCTGGTGCGTGGATGGTGCGGTCGCTTGCGCCTACGATGGTTGCAGCGGGGTCGCCTTCTACGGACCCCGCTACGCTGCGCAGAGCTAGACGAGCGTTGGCTGGAAGCGTCACCGCGCCGACAGCAGGAGTCGCCATCAGAGCCTTGAAAGCACTGATGTTCTGGCGTTGCTTACGACGCTTGGAGACTGCCTCCAGCCATTTCATCTATTAGCTCCCGGGACGTTGAGTGCCGCGCTGGGTCTTGCGGGCCATGGCGGCGTCCAGCGGAGAGCGCAGACCGCGCTGGAGCTCCTTCAGATCCAGGCCGCTTTCCTTCAGCAGTTGCTTCTTGGCCGCGCGCTCTTCAAGCTGACGGCGCTGGGACGCGAGGTATTCCTGGATGGCGTTCGGGGTGTCGTCCTTGACCGGGCGCACCGCTTCCAGCTTGGCCCGGAGGTCATCTTCCTTCTGACGCTCGGTCACGAATTCAGCTTCGAGCTTGGCGCGGGCTTGGCGCAGTTCTTCGACCTTCTCCGACTGCGCCGCGAGCGCCTTTTCCAGCGCTTCGACTTCATCGGAAGAAGCGGGAGCGGGTTGCGCCACCGGGGGCTGTTCGGTTTGCTGACCAGACTGATCAGCAGGCTCGGTGCTGGACGGGGTTTCCGCGGGCGGCTGCGGGGCGGCAGGGGCCGCGTTTTCGGTGCTGCCGGTGCTACCCCCTTGGCCTTCCTGCTGCGTGGCCTGCTGGTCGGTGCTTTTGGCTTCGCCTTCGGTGGGCGGGGTCCAGGTCTCGGCGGTCGCACGGGAAAAGCCCGGGGCAGCGGCGGCCACCTGATCACGGGTGATGGTCTGGTCCGAGGCCAGCATCTTGACCGTGTCCAGACGGGGAAGACCGTCGGCGGTCCAATGGTTGTCGTTCTTGACGTCCAGCTTCTTGAGTGCGTCGACGATCTTCTGAGTCATGTCAGTTCTCCATTACGTTGCGGTGATGGTAGCGGTCTCCGCACTGGTGGAGGTCACGCTGCCGAGGGTATTGGTGGCGGTCACGCGGACGCTGATCTTTGTACCCACATCCGCAGCCTGCAGAACGTAGGTCGTAGGTCGTATCGGTCGCGCCCGAGATCGGAGCACCATTCCGCAGCCACTGATGGGTGTAGGTCGGCGCAGGATCTCCGGTCCAGGTTCCGTTCGTGGCGGTCAGGGTCTCGCCCGAAACGGTCGTGCCGGTGATTGCCGGAAGGACGGTGTTCGTCGGATAGGAACCGTCAATTTCCTCGATCTCGGTTGCGGTGGCGCCTGCCTTGAGGCGGGCGAACACGTTTGCAACGGAGGTCGACAGACGGGTGGCCTGGGCGCTGAGCCACGCCAGCAGGCGCTGGGAATGGCGGACGCGATCCTGGTCCCGCTGACGAAGGTGTCGGATATAAGGTGTGCGAGCCATGATCGTCTCCTAGTGCGAAAGAAGCCCGGGTCCGAAGACCCGGGCTGTCCGGTTCAGAGACCCGCTTAGAACTCGCGGGTAATCAGGCGAGCGATGCGGATCTGCTTGCGCTCCGGGAACACACGGCGCCAGCTGTCGGCGTGGGCCAGGTTGTTCGCGGTGTTCGCGTTCGACGGACCGCCAGCGGCCGGGGTGCCGGCAAACTGATAGCCGACCGGGTGCAGGATCCACTCGTGGCGGTTGTGCAGAACGTCCTGACCGCCACCGTTACCAGCAGCAGGCTTGCGATCGACCTCGGTCGGCACCTTGGGCGAACCCACACCGGCACGCACCGCACCGCGGCCGAAGAGCCAGGTGTTGAACACGCCAGCAGTGCGCGGCACGCCGTCATCGACAATCACTTCGCGGCCCAGGAAGGTCGGGATGCGGATCGCCTGACCGTTCACACTGTCGCTGATGAAGTCGATCAGGTTGTTCTTCAGTGCGCGGGCATAAACCAGCGAATGCATCATCACCATCGTCAGGTCTTCCATGGAGTCGCCCATGGTAGCGGTCGCATCGATGAACGCTTCCGCGCTGAAGTTGGTGACGCCGTCCACGAACGAAGTGCCCGAGATGTCGTGGGTCATGTCGTTCTGCGTGTGGGTATCCGCACCGGACGGAGCCGCAGCGTTGTCCGCGAACACGCCATTGATGGTGGCGACGAACGCAGCCTGATGACGACGGGTCCAGTAATCGGACACGCGGGTGGCAATGGCCTGCATCGGGTCCGCACCAGCGAGGTCAGCTGCCAGGTCCATGGAGCTCCAGGAGTTGTTCCGCGACAGGCGGACCTGAATCTCGGTGGCGGTGCCGATCTTGTTGGGCGAGCTATTGGTCGCCGGGTCGTCGGACGAGACGTTCTCGGCATCGTTGTCGAGGTCCTTGAAGGACGGTTCGTTGAAGGTCAGACCGCCCCCTGCCAGCACAGCGTTGAGGCGCTCATCGGAGACAATCGCGCCCGAACGAATCAGGCGGCTCTTCTCCTGCGTCAACTGCTGCACGTAGGGCGAAAAAATCTCGGGAACGATAACGTCGGAAATTCGGGTTACGCCGTTAGCCATGGTGCTTCTCCTTCTTCAGAGTTCGGATCAAGTTTGTCAGACTCGAATCCAGACCCCATGGCTGGCGTTCGATCGTTGAGTATGGCTCATGCCACATTGATCGCAAATGTAGCATGAGCCTTTTCAGCGTGCAAGCCCCGCAGTTTGATTATTTGCGGGGTTGCGGCCGCTGGCCACCGATGGTAGTGCCTGCCGCCTTGGCCAGCTGCTCCGCACGGGTACGGTTTTCCTTCAGAATCCGTCCCTGCTCGGTCATGTTCCAACCTTCGTGGGTCCACGGGTTGGCACCGCCGACACCGCCGTTGCGGTTGCCGCCACCAGCGCCGCCACCGGAGGACGGGCCCCACCAGTGCGGGCGCTTGGCCTGCAGATCGGTGAACCACACCGCAGGCTCTACGCCCGGCGTGACGCCGACATTGTCCTTCGTCGTGACCTTGCCGTCCTCGTTGACTTCGAACACGCGCTCGGCAAGCATGAGGGCGTCTTCCAGCGCTTCCGGCAACACCTTCGAGGCGGCAGCAGCCGAACGCACCGCGTCATGGATCATGCGGGTGCGTTCCTTCGTGGTGTAGCTCTCGATCAGCTTGTCCTTCTCGCCCAGCTGATTGCGCAAGGTGTCGCGCTCACGCTCGAGGGGCGCCAGCTTCGTCTTGATGCGCGTCTCGACGATCTGGTTGATCTTCTCGTCGTCCATCTTGCCAGCGGCAGCAGCTTCGAGTTCGGGAATGCGGTCAAGCTGCGCCAGCACGTCTTCGATCTTGCGATCGCCGAGCATTCCCAGGCGCTCACGCACCGCCTTGTGATCGTTTCGCTCCTTCGCCAGCGCGGACTGCAAACGGTCCACGTCCGCCTGCGTCTTGACGCCTTCGATGCCGGTGAGCTCGAACTTGCCGTTCTTTTCGGTATAGAGATCGTGGTACTTCTCGTCCACGTCATCCAGGTTGTCAACGAGTGCTTTGAGGCCCATGCCTGTTCTCCAAGTAAATGCCACTCATGTGGCGGTTGATGACCACACCATCGCGGTCAATAGTCTGCCGGGTTCAGCCCAGCGGCGCGGAACGCATCCGCCTCCTTCTGAGCCAATTGCTTCAGGGTGAGCTCGGTGCCATTACGGTCAACGAACTTGTCCAGCGTCAAGCCCCCGTCGCGGAAGAGCTTGGCTTTCGTGTCGCCCAGCACTTCGTTCTGGAAAGCATTCGACTGGCCCTTGAGCCATGTCTGATAGGTCTGCGTCGCGGGAACGGGGCCAACCAGTTGGCGGATCCTACCGCGTGCCCACTTATCATAGTCGCCCTTCGTTCCCCTCGGCAGTTGATCCCTCGACCGCACATCCCCCAGGCCGTTCTTCTCCGCGTACTCTTTCACGAGGAGCTTCTCGGTTGTGGGCTTGGCAGGACGATCACCCGCGAGCGTACCATCAATCGCGGCGATACGCAAGCTCCGGCAATTGAAGTGCAGCGGCGGACGCGGGCCCTTGCCTACTGGATACGTCTTACCGTCCAGCGCGCGGCAGATAGGGGTCGTGCGGGAGTCGAGGGTTGCGACGAACTGCTCCGCTTCCAGGATATCCGAGTTCTCATCGAACCATGTATCACGCGCCCCGTTCGCAATGTGCTGAACAGCAGTGCGAGTGATGGTCTGGATCTGCCTACGGGTGATCTCAGTTACGCCGTCGGCACCCTTCAGCGTACCCGTACCGACCACACGCCGCGCGATGGTTGCGCTGTCTTCGCCCGCCACCATACCAGCCTGGATGGCGCTGTGGATGCGACGGATATCGTCCGCCGCCATTGTGTCAGCCCACTCTTTCAGGATACGGCCTTCGAACGGACGGGACAGCGCGATGGCGCGCAGCATGCGGGCGCTAGGCATGACGGTCTCGACCGCCACAGGAAGCACCGCCTGCATCATTGCGTTAAGCCGAATCGGCTCCTGGTACGACAGCTCCACCATCTCTTCGATGAGAAACTTCGTAGCTTCATCCCAGGATTCGCGACGCAGGGCGTCCAGGCCGGCTTGCAGGCTTTGCAGGCGCTGCCACTCGACAGGGGTGCTCAGGCCTTGCGTGTTGCGCAGCTTGTCACGAATACGCCGAGCGAGTTCGTCCTCGCTGGCGTTCATGATTGTGGTCATGCGGTTGCGTACATACCCGCTATAACGCAGCACGTAGATCTGATGACGCACGAGTGCGTCATAGAGCTCCTCGTTCGCCGTCTTCGCCATTATTCGTCACCCTGCCCTGGCTGCTGACGCGGGGGCTGCTGTTGCCCCGGTAGCGGCAGCGCGCCCCCTGCACCCGTACCGCCAGCGGACGGTGCGTTCGCGTCCTCTTCCTCGATGGTGTCCATTTCGGTCTCGAAGTCCATCTTCGTGACGCCGCGGTCCACCAGCAGAGCATGAATCGACTTCTTGGACAGCGGAGCGCCCATGGTGCGAGCCGTCATAAAGTCAACCAGATCTTTACCGGACATCTCGAAGTTGGCGAACTCGAGGTTCGGAGTAACCTTCACGTCGTCGGGATTGGCGCCCATCCATTCCGCGCAAGCCTTCAGAATGAATTCCAGCGCAGCGGCGCCGGTGCTGGCAATCTGGTTGAGGGTAGCGGTCTGGGCGCCGATGCGGGTCTGGAGCGCATTTCCACTCTCCACCTGACTGCCTCCCGCGTTGATCAGCTGACCGGACTTCGTCTCCGCGCGCTTACGGTCATTCTCGAGCGCCTGGCGCTGTTCCGACAGGCCTTGGCTGTTGACGCCGATGTACTTCGCGTCACCGCCTTGCTCCACCTCGATCATGCTGCCCGCACCAGTGCGCAGAGGTGCATTGTCAGGCTGCGTGGCGTCCTTCTGGGCACGCGAACCCACGACGACAAGCGTGTCCTGCCCCTGCATGAACAGGTTCTGGCGATAGTCAGCTTCGCCTCTATACACCGCCAGGGCAAGCCGGCCTAGACCCAGCAGAGGCGGCTCGTCGGGAGTCGCTAGGATGTCTTTCGTATTAACGAAGCAGAACGGAATACGTTCGAGCGATTTACCGCGTAGCATGGGGACGGTGACCTTGGACGGGTCGAACGTCGCGGACTGCCCTTCGTTGTTCGTGAAAACGCCCACTTGATAGGTGACGCCGGGCTGCCCTTCTGCCTCATTGGCGTCGGGCGTGCCTAGCAGAAGAACGCGATACTTCGTCTGCGTAGTCCACTCGAAGTCGCTACTGCGGCGGACACCGCTTTCGTCCAGCACCACGAGGTTCAGGCGTGCTTCGCCCTCGTCCGCTTCTCCGTCGTCCCAGTTCCGAATAGACTCCGCCACGTACAGGGCGATATACGGCATCGGATTGGACGGGTCAGGGTTGACCGGGAGATCCAGCAGTAGGCCCAGGCGCCCGGTGACAAGCTGCTCCTCGTTAATTCGACGCAGCAGTAGATCCAGCGTCTCACCATATGCGGTCGCCTTGTTGCGCAGCGGTTCGAGCGCGCTGGGCAGTTCGATCGTCGCAGGCTTCTGGTGCATGAGGCCGATATAGGCTTCCACACCTTCCTTCACGTAGTCATGGAACACCGCGCGCAGCTTGTAGGCGTCATAGGCCTCGCGCCCCGGCTTGCCGGTCTCCATGCCGTCCAGCCGCATGCCCTTTGTGGGCGGCAGATAAATCTCGCCTTTCGCTTTGACCGCGCGCTCGCCCTTGTAGAGGTCGCGCATGGTGACCCAATCGTCTTTGAATTCCGCATACTTCGGATGAACCGAATCGAGAGCCATGTCGCGCCTCCGTCAATAATTGCCCGTAACTGTACCCGATTTCGTAAGGATCCGTCCAGCGGGCCAGTGCCAGTCGATAAAATAACCGATCGCTGTGGTTATGTGTTGATACTGGTTCTTATCATCCTCTTGGAAACTCGAACCCGTTTTCAACTGCACGGTGCTCAGACCTTTATGGCACCAGACCGCAGTCTGCGGATTTACTCGCAGACGAACCTCGCCCTTGGCGTTCTTGATCATGGCACGCACAGCGTTCTGGCGATCCTTGATAGCAGGGTGCGCAGGGCGCACGCGCCGCTCGAACTTCCAGTTATGCAGACGGAGGTAATCCTCGATCTCGTTGTAATCCGATTTGTGACCGTGCTTCTCGCCCGCGCGACCAGCGGGGTCACCGTAGATATAGACCGTCTTGTTCTTGTGGTCCTTGAACTTCTCCACGAACTCAATTGCCGACTGCCGGCTGACTGCGCTTTCCAGAACGATCTCGTCCAGGAAGAAGGGGACACCATTGCGGATGACCGCAACGGCGGAGCTCAGCGGCGTGAAGTTCTGGTCGTGCGTCCAGTGCAGCGCCTCGTGAGGGAGGATTCGCTCTGTCGTGAAATTGTCTTTCGAGTAGTCCTCGTAGATTCGACCGCTGGCGGTCTCGAAGCTGGCGCGGTACTCTTGATTATATTGCTTCCTCGACATGGTGCGCTTCGCAGCCTCGATCACGTCGGGAGGCAGGATCTCTTCTGATGTCCAGTGGAACAGGCCCCAGTCTGGATCGTTGGCGGTGCGCGCGTATTCCGCCATGTCGTAATAGTGGTTGAGACCATCAGGAACACCAATGAACCAGCACCACGCCCGATAGTAGGGTCGAGTCGGGTTCACGGTGTTCAGCGCAGGCATGATGTTCGCTTGGAGCGCTTCACCCTTGACGTCCGCAATTTCGTCGATCACACCTCCGGTCCAGTTGATACCTTCAATTCGCTGGGGCTGGTCCAGGCCGATAATGTGGATCTCGGTCCCGTTCGGCAGGAAGATCTTCAGCTCCGACTCGCTGGGCTTCTTCGGGTGCATGCACGACAGCGTGAGCGCCTTCAGGTCGTCCCACCAGATCTTCTTGGCCTGGTTGTACGTGGGCGCAGCCGCGAAATACTTTTCACCCGGATACCACATCGCCTGACGTGCCAGGAAGCGCTTAGCGCGCTCCGTCTTGCCGCTGCGTCGCCCTGCGGGCACAATGGGGAAGCGAATGCCGTCTTCCACCGCGCGCAGCAGGCGAAGCTGGACGTCGTGGTCCTTCAGCCTGTACCAGCGCGCCATCTGGCGTTCGAGAATGATCTTGCTCAACGGGTGGCCCTCCGCGCAGCAGCTTTGGCCTTCGCCTCTTCTGTGATCTGGAGGGCCTCCTCTTCAGACAGCGGCTTACCGCTCAATGCTTCATACATCCAGCGCATGGCGGTGATGCCGTTGTACGTCTTGCCGTCCGGGTTGCGATCAACTTCGAACAGTGGCTTGTCGGTGAGCTTCGTCATACGGGTGCCCTCTGTGCGAAGTCGCGGAACGCATCGATGAGCGCCTGCTCATCTTTCTCACCGCCGTCCGGACGATCCATGCCCAGGATGCTGGCCAGCTTGGATGCAGCGGCGACACGGGAAGTATAGGGGCCATTCTGTGCAGCCTGGCGGAGCACGCTCAACACCAGCGCCTTATCTTCCTTCGACTGAGCTTCTTCGTTCTCAGGGGTCAACCGCTGGAGTTCGACGATGCGGCGATGCACATAAGGCTCGCCCATGAACTTCTTCGCGTACTCAACAGCAAAGGCAGCCTGAAACCCCACACGGAGGCAAGCCTGAAAAGGATCGAAATCCTTCAAATACTCCTGAACGAATACATCACGAAGGGCCTGTTCTTGTGCCGAGAGCTCCGGCTCCATGAGCCGAGGATCCAAGTAGAGACCCGATGTGTTCTCAGCCATGTGGAACTCCAATCGGATTAAATATGGCGGATCACCCGCCCAGTTTGATCGGAGTATAGCGGCACTAATGCCGGATACGCAATGAGAACATCAGGGCGAGTTTTTGCGGCAAGCCGGCAATTCTGCGGGCTTTTTGCCGGTATTCCACTCGATCAGGCGTGCCATTCGGGAGGAGCATTCGCAGAACGCGGTGATCCAATCCTGCCGGGAATCAATGATGTCCCGGGTCACTGCCATCTCGCGGTCAGCGGCGGCCAGACACTGCTGCACCAGCTCCGCTGGCGGGGTTGCCCGCTCGATCTTTGTCACTACCCTGATTTCCGGCTTCGCAGGTGCCGTTGAGCAGGCAGGCAAGATCAGGAGGGATGCGCTGATTAAGATAAGTCCGAACTGCCTCATTGCTTTTCTCCAAGGAATCGAGCTGCCTACGAGCGCGGGCGTCGTTCTCAGCCAGCACCTTATAGTCCGTCAGCAAGCCCGTCAAGGCCTGCGCGTCGGTGTGCCTGAGTTCCTTGAGCTCACCGATGGTGGCTTCTTGCGCCTGGTTGATCGACTCTACAGCCGTCAGACGCCCCTGCACCGTCACGAGGTCAGTGCGCGTTTCAGCCAGTGCCTTCTCCGTGCGGATCTTGGATAACCACAGTGTGAAGGTAAAGCCTGCCATCGCCACAACGATGGCGATCAGCACGTACTCGATGACGAGTCGCTTCTTGTTCTTGAGGAAGCCCCAGGCCGTCGCGAGCCAGGGCAGCTTAGTCAGCAGAAGGGTGATCATCGGCACGCTCCCGAATGGGTTCAGCGGAGGGTTTCTCGATGCCCAGCTTCTTCAGAACGACCGCTTCCAGCATGCGAATCGTGGCGTTGGCCCCCAGCCACCCGGATACGCCGACAATGACGCCCGTCCACTGCTCGGACAGGTTCATCGCTTGGCACATGAGCATCACCAGCAACCCGACGAAGCCAGCCGCGCCACCCTCCAGAGCTGCGCGGCCCCATTTGATCTTCTCACCNCGATCGAAAGTCCGCATGAGATGTCCAATCACTCCTCCGAATGAAGCGAAGAGCGCGTAAGCGACAGCTTTGATCCACCAGCTATACCACGGATCCTCAGGTAACATAGTGACCCCCATCTATTCGATTAGTATTCTCGACAGAGGCCCATGCCCTGTTTGACGCGGGATGATACCACACCTGATCCGGTTACGCTAATGTGATCAAAGCGCCACCTCCAAACTGAATCGCTCGAGCATTCCCTTATCGAACTTGGCCTGCACCTTGGCGCTGGCTTCGGCCTTCGTGATCTTGCCGTCGCGGTTGGCGTCCAGCCCCGCGTTCTGCCGGTACGAGATCTTCGGGTCGAGAAACAGAATGGAGTCTTCGGGCTGCCCCACGAACTTCGGGAGCAGAATGGCCATGTACATATCGGACAGCGTATGCACGAGCTTGGCATAAGGGCGGAAATACTTCTCGACATAATCGAGTTGTTCCACCGCGCTCATCTGTGCGAGCGCGTCCGTGCTGGTGCCCAGGTCGCGGGCAGTAGAAGGCATGAACTGGATGAGGCCGGTGGCGCCACTGCCCGCAGCGTTGCGGATACTCGGGCTGAATGTCTCGCCGGACTCGAACGCCATGCAGCTCATGAGCCGGCTGGCATGGGTCTCAGGGTTCCAGGCGAACGTATCGCAGATCCCGAGCACGCGACGGCGGAACGCATCGTCGACTTTCTTTCCCCATGCCAGTTTCATCAGAGGCTCCAGTCAGGAGAGGGCGATGCGGACCGCGAAATAGATGACCGCCCAGAGCGGAATGCTCAGCAGCACACCGTTCACCAGCCCGCGGAAGGCGTTCGGACCATCATCCTCATCGTGGTTATCCATGATCGACCTCACGAAAAACGGCCCCAGCGTAACACTCCAGAGCCGCTCATGCAAGCTGATATCTGAGTCAGCTCTACTTCTACGGCAGGAGGCCCAGCCAGTCCAAGAAGCTCAGCACCGCTGCCGAGCCCCCGTACAGCACCAGCGCGAGCACAGCCAGCACGCACAGCGCGAGCACAGCCAGCACGTACAGCGCGATCGCGTGCGCGTCAATACCGTAGGGGTAGCGCCACTGGCCAGCGCGCTGCTGCGGCCCCTGCACGGCCTGCTGTGCTTTGCGCTCCTCGCGCTCTTTACGGCGCCGCTCCTGAGCTTCGGCGACTGCCTTGACGTATTCGGGTGAGTGAGGGTATCGAGGAATCATGATGCTATCCTAGAGGGTTGATGGTGCCTACCCGAAGGTGGCTCTGAACCTGGACCTGAATGACTTTCAGGCCCATGAACTTCTCCGAGTCCTTCGCCAGGCGCCAATCCGCGGGGTGTGCGTCGCGCTTCATGGTGAGGTACTCGTCACGCCCGACGTACAGGCAGTCGGGCCAGGTGTCACGCCCTCCAGCGAGCCTGCCGTCAAGGAGCTTGTCCTGGTCGACACACTGCTGGAGGATCTCGTCTCTGATCTGGAGGATGGTCTTCACAGCTCGGTTCCTTTGCAGTTCGGATCCTTCTTGGCGCCCACGAAGTAGGTGCCGACACGCACACGGCCGTCAGGCAGGAGGATCAGTTCGCTGTAATAGGCGCCACCGACACGGAACCATTCGTTCTGGCCGTTGACCTTGCCCTGGACCTCGATGCGGCAGGAGGTAGCCTGCATCTTCACCCGCATGCGCTTCGTGACGGTCTCACCGCTTTCGCGGTTCTTGACGCGGGTGACATCCTTCTGGAAGTGGCCGAAGCGATCCAGTTTCCATCCGTCAGCCTTCAAGGCATCGATCAGGGCCTGCTGGTGCTTTGCCATTGTCGTCTTGCCGGCTCTGCGCGGCATCATGACGATCTGGTTCATAAGTTCTCTCCGAGTTGAGTCGACGCGGGGTGCGCTGACTGGTGTCACAAGACCCGCGCAGTATAGAACCGCGCGGAGTTGACCACAACCTCCCGCAGAGGCTGGCCGTGGCAGGCATCCACCAGGGCGCCCATATCGCGGCAGAAGTGTTCCCCGGCACGGATGCGGGACTCCGTCTGGAAGATGGCGGTGCGTACCCCGTCGCGCTGTGCCCACTCCGGAGCGTCCTTGTACGGCACGGGTTCAGCCTTGGGAGCGTGGCTGACGCGCACCGTCTGCGGGAAGACCTTGCCAGCCTTGAGATCTGCGACCCTTTGCTCGAGGGTCTTGATTTCTTCACGGACCTGAGCGATGATGCGGTCGGTGACAGAGCGGTCTTGCTGCATAGGCTTGAACTGGCGCAAGCCCCTATCCGCGAAAAGTCAAGATTTGTCGCTGAAACATCTGCTGCGTCGCCATACTGTCGAGCAGCATGTCCAAAAGAACGTGGAGCTGCTGCCGATGTTCCTCGGCGACCGCTCCATTGTTCTCCATGCAGGCGGCCTGATACAGCGCCAGCGCGCCGCTGTACCTTTGCCCGGTCGCCTGACAGTTCAGCGCTTCCTCTTGCAGCGCCTTGATGAGCCGTTCCTGGCTCATGCTCATCATGACCGCACCTCGTGGCCGTTGTGGAGCTGGGTTCGCACCCACTCGCGGAACCAGTTCTTGAACTGTTCGATGTCGAATTCGGCCACTGCCTGAATCTGCTTGCCGTCAGGGAGCGATAACCACACCAGTGTCATCACGTTCCAGGCCTTGCGGTTCTGGCGATACATCAGGACGGGCATCTCGTTGTTCCGCTCCGCGGCTGCCTTGCACTGGCGCCACCATGTGCCGACGCTGAGCTGCTCCTGACGCTTGATCTCGATGGACAGACCGAACGTGTTCGTGAGGTCGTTGCCGCCGACTGCCGACTGGTTCTGGTTCCGCTGCACGCAGGACATGGCCTTCAGGCACTGGTCTTTCGGGTAGCCCATCTGTTCCATCACCTGATAGATGATGAAGTTGAGCATGTCGCAGACCTCGCGCTCGCCCTGCTGCCCCTTTTGTCGAATGTTGATGCTCAAGACTTGTTCCCCTTCAGACGTGTGACGCGCTGTTCCAGCTTCGCCACCTCATGATGATAGTGTTCGAGGGCGTAGCGCGCCTCAGCCAGTTCGCGTTCGGCCTGCTCCAGATGGCGGGCTTCCAGCTCACGACCCGTCGGAAGGCGGAACGGGTTCAGTCGCTTCAGAATAGTCATTTCGGTTGACTCCTAGGTGATATCGAAGTTCCACCCGCAATGCAGCCTCCCGCATCTTGGATGGCGTCGTTTGCTTCATGACCTCCAGAGCGATGGCGCAGAACGTCTCAAGCTCAGCCCGTTCCTCGTCGCCCCAGCCGATCAGCTCAGCTATGCACGACTTTAACCGTTCATCCCGAAGGCTTGCAACCTTTTCCGCTACATACTCGAGGTCTTCGCGGCTCAGATTGTTCCGAAGCTGGAGCAGATCGCGGCATCGCTGAGTCCAGAAGCCGACGATCGTCTCCTTGAAAGCGGGTGCGCCCATGGTCTGGGCGACCGCCTTACCTGGTGCTTTAGGCCGATTCATTCCTGCGTCCCCATGACTTCCAGAACTCGGCGTTCCAGAGCCTGCGGATCACATACCCGCGCAGAACACTGATCACCGTCATCCAGGAGGTCAGAATGAAGTTCTGAGAAAGCGTCATCGGGATGCTGTAAGCCCAGCAGATGACGAACGTCGCCCCCATTGCGATGACAAGACCGACGAGGGTGTTGACCACAGACTCCACGAGCGATGCCAGCTTCGACTGTGAGCGGAGCTTCGGTTCAGTCTCAGGCGCCACTTCTTCGGGTAGTCCGCCATCGATGGTCGCATATCGCTTCTGCCACGGGCAGTGCGGCGCGGTGTGCCCGTGCGCACCGCATAGCGTGCAGTATGGGTCAGTCCTGTCCATGAGGGCGCTCCGCGCGGCCGCATTGCTGGATGTACAGAGCCTCACCGCGTTTCTCGATGTACGTTTTGGCCGCCTGGATGTAGTTCGCCGCGTCAAGGAGTTCTTCAAGCAGATGCTGGAGCCACTGCGACAGGTTCAGATCGGTGCGCTCGGTTGTGACGCCGTACTTCTTGAGGCCTGCGACCGAGCGATCCAGGAGGAGCTGACGGTTCCGCTCGACGTTCTCGTCGGGTGAGGATTCCCCGGTCTGCACCTGAAGGCTCTGTGTCATCTCGCCTGCAAGCTCCAGGAGTTCCTGATAGCCTGGGAACTCGCGCTTACCCTCGCGGTACTCCTCCAGCATCTCGACCAGCTTAAAAGCGGGCCCTTTATCGACCGCCAGTTTGACGGTGAGTTGACCTATCTGATTCATAAGCGCTCCTCGTTGAGTTCCAGAAGTGAGACATCCATGCCGTACCTGCGCGCAGTGGCATCCACCCATCGCGCTGAAGTGTCGGGCGCAAGGTCATTAGTTCTTTGAGTTGATTGTTCTCAAGGCCGGGCAAGAGCTTTGAGAACTCTCTATATGTTTCATACTCACTCCAGTAGAAGTGACCCTGCCCAGGGCACCAGACCCCAGGCAGGGCACCAGTTCGCAGACGTGTGGGGCCTGCACCCGCTTACCCTGGCCCACACCAGCGCTCACGGGCTATCGCTTCAGCTGACGTCCTTGCGGGTAAGGCCTATATCCGCGCTCCGCCAGCATCCACGTAAAGGAATGCACGGTGCCGAGCCATAGTCCGCCCGTGCGCAGACTGTTTCCGATGATCGGCGATCGGGTTCGTTGCGTCCGGCGAATTATGTGGTCTCCTGGCCCACCGGAAGGCGAGTCCCGAGCCTCGCAGATTCATCCACGGTGTATGGTGGAGCTCACTGCTGCGCTCTGGGCTGTGCTGCGCATGCAGTATAGCGCGTGAGTTTTGTTGATTACAAGCAGGCGCGTTTGATATTTTGCAGCCGATAACCACACAGGCAGCGCTCACGCTCGCGTCAGTGCAGACTCTTCGATGCTTCGGATATGATGCTCGATAAGCCCTGGCCGCTCCATTAGTTAAACCAGCCGCGATCGTTCATGGCGCGCCCGCGCGTAATGGGTGAAGGGTACTTATTAACAATTAACAAAATTAACTTAGTGTATATATAGGCTTACTTAGGGGACCCCCCTCCCCTCCCCGGCGCACTGGGGCCGACAGGGAGGGCGCGTTGTTCTGCCGCCCTTGTAAACCCCTCTCTACCCTTACTCTTGTAATGCAGGGGCCTATGCCTTAGCTTACGCATGTTCCATTCACATTCACGGAGTATCGACATGGCACAGTTAAACTTTGACGCGACCGCAGTCGCACCCGCGCAAGACCCGGAGCAGATTGATCCGATCAGCTTGCTTATCAACATCGACAACGAAGACCCCAGCGAAGAGTCCATCCTGCAATACCTGCACGCACTGCACGCGCACGCATACGCACGCGGGGAGCAATGTCTGCCTGTGGAGCGTTTCTATGATCAAGGCGCGTTGGCGGTGTGGCACGCTGCCTGGGCAGACCGTCCGCAGGACGTGCCGATTCCACCGCAAGCGGACCTCCTGCATATCCGCCTACTTCTGACCAACGCGCTGACGCCGTTTCGTGACCCAGCCAGCGGGCAGGACGTTGTCACGTTTGTGGACCGCGTGCGGAGGGCGCATGCGGCGCTGTCGGCGTGGTTATCTTCCACCGAATCCGAAACGCCTCAACAGAAGCGCGCACGTCAGAACCGAGAAGCTCAGCAGCGCTATCGCGCACGCATGGATCCCAACGACAACAGTCCGCAGGCTCGGCACGCCCGCGCAGTCAAGGCGGCCTACGACAAGTATCTGGAAGCGTGCAGGCAACGTCGGGAAGCCATGCAGCAGTGGGCTCAGTATGTCGACGACCAGAAGAAAGCCTGGGAATCGCTCAAGAATCAAACTCCGCAGTGAGCCACTAAACAACTGTTGTGATACTAAAGCGAATGCGCTACACTGCGGATCGTCGGGTGCGCGTTCGCGCTTTTTACTTCGCTCCGGGGGACAGTTACTATGAGTCAAAGCCTACCGTCGGCTCAGCAAGAGTTTGACGACACCTATATCACATCAAGCGAGATTGGCAAAGAGCTCAACGTGAGCCGCGCCGCCATTGTGCAAGCGCGCCGCAAGGGCCTGCTCCCGGATCCGATCGTTGTCAACGGCGCACAGATCTACATCTGGAAGCGTGCAATCGTTCGTCCCTACCTGGATGCCTGGAAACTCATGTTGCAGGCCAGGAGGCGTGAACTGGTATGACCACACGCGCTCACGCATGGGCGCGCCTACCAGCCGAGCTGAAATACCTGCGCCAATGGTGCATCGCAGGGAAGGATAAGGCTCCGCTGTCGGCTGGCCCCGATGGAAAACTGTTCAATGCGAGCGTGACCCAGCCATCTCAATGGATGGACTTCGACACTGCTGCGCGTATCGCTTACGAGCGCGGATTCGACATTGGGTTCGTGCTGCACGAATCCGACCCGTACTCTTGCATCGACTTGGATGTCAAGGACGTCGAGAACTGCCCCGACAAACCTGAGCTCTGGACCACGCCGGAACAGTACGATCTGTTCTATCGCGTGATGCTCAGCTTCGACAGCTATACTGAAGCATCGCGCAGCGGTAAGGGCCTGCACATCTGGGTCCGAGGCAAGATTGGCAAGGGTGTCCGGCGCGACGGCATCGAGATCTACTCGCAAGAGCGGTTCATTATCTGCACGGGCAGCATTGTCCAGGACCGCCCCATTCGCGAACAGCAGCCCATGCTCCTCAACATGGCGTCGCAGATGAGGCCCAAGGAACAGGCGGCCGACTTCCAACTGGTGGAGGTGGAACCCGACGAGGACGATTGGTCCATTCTGGTGCGCGCGGTCAGCGCGTCCAACTCGGACAAGTTTTGCGAGCTTTGGCAAGGTCACTGGGAGCGCCTGGGCTTCCCTAGCCAATCGGAAGCTGACCTCGCTCTGATGTCCATGTTCACCTTCTACAGCCCGTCGAACGCGCAGTGCAAGCGCTTGTTCCGGGACTCGGCGCTGGGTAAGCGCGAGAAGGCGATGAAGGACGATCGCTATCTGAATCGAACCCTGTCCATCATTCGCAGTCGCGAAGCACGCGAGAAGGCGGCAGACGTCAGCGCGCTGGTAGCGGCCGCGGACACTATGCTAGAGGCCCGCAAGCTCGCAATGCAGGAGGTGCAGCGACTACAGGGAGGCATGCCCGCAGCAGGGGCCCCACAGCCGCGCACAGCGGTCCCGCTGCACGTACAGGGGCAGGGTGATCCGGTACAGCAAGCACCGCAGCCCACGCCTGTGGCTGCTACCATGGCGGGGCCGGTTGCTGCGCACGTCATCCAAGCGGGCACGCGGGGCCTACCTTGGCCGCCAGGGTTCGCTGGTCGCATTGCGCAGTTCATCTATCAAAGTGCCCCGCGCCCTGTCAAGGAAGTCGCGATCGTCGGTGCGCTGGGCCTGCTGGCGGGCATCTGTGGTAAGGCATGGCACATTCCGCAGTCTGGTCTGAATATGTATATCATCCTTGTCGCTCGCTCCGCGGTGGGCAAGGAGGCGATGCACAGCGGGATCAGCGCGCTCATTCGTGCCTGCACGATGTCCATGCCAACCTTTCACAACTTCATCGACTTCACGGACTTTGCGTCTGGCCCGGCACTCGTGAAGGCGTGTGCTGCCAACCCGTCGTTCGTGAACGTGTCTGGTGAGTGGGGGCGTAAGCTAAAGCGCCTTGCCAATGATGAGCGCGATGGCCCGCTGGTAACGCTGCGCACGCAGATGACGAACCTCTACCAGAAGTCGGGCCCTCAGGCCATTGTGGGTGGTATCGGGTACTCGAACAAGGATAACAACATCGCGTCAATCAGCGGGGTGGCCTACAGCATGATCGGGGAAACCACACCGGGCACGTTCTACGAGTCGCTCACGGAGTCGATGATGGAGGACGGGTTCCTGTCGCGTTTCCTGATCATCGAATACGAGGGTGACCGTCCGCCTATGAACACGTCACAGATTATGGTGCCTGACAAGGCGCTGGAGGATGGGCTGGTTAAGCTGGCGTTCCAGGCGCAGAACCTGATAGGCGGGCAGCAGTCCCAGCCGTTAGGGCGCACGGAAGAGGTCGCGAAGGCCATGTACGACTTCGAACAGGAGTGCGACCGCGAGATCAACAGCACGGACGACGAGTCCAGGCGCCAGATGTGGAACCGTGCAGCGCTGAAAGCTCTCCGTGTGTCCGGTCTGCTGGCAGTGGCGGACAATTGGGTCAACCCCTGCATCACGATGGAGCACTACGCCTGGGCTCTGGATGTGATCCGTCGCGACATTGCTATCATGAACCGGCGCCTCGACACGGGTGACGTGGGCACAGGCGACAGCGCGCGGGAACGCAAGCTCATGGCTCTGCTGCGTGCGTACCTTACCGACGCGCTACCTGCCAGCTATAAGGTGCCCGAGGCAATGCGCCAGAACAGTATTGTCCCGCGCAGCTACCTACAGACGCGCACAGCGCGCGCCAGTGCCTTCTACAGCCACCGCGCAGGCCAGAACGCTGCGCTTGACCTTGCGATCCAGTCTGCCATCAATAACGGGTATCTGATGGAGGTAGCAAAGGACAAGGTGGCAGAGGCATACAACTATCACGGCAAAGCATATCGGATCATTAGGCTGCCGGATTACTCTGCAGAGAGCAAGAAATCCTAAGTAGAAGCAAAATATCAGGAAAACGGGCTTGCCCGCTCCCGTGCGTTGCGCTACATTAACACTCACGCAGTTCAACACCACAACTGGAGGTAAGATGGAAATCACAATCACTCACCCGGAGCTCGTGGAGGCCCTCGCCAAGCCGGGCAAAGACATCCTCGCGAGCCTGACGCCCGAGAAGTGCCACCAGTGGCACATGGCGTCTTGCATCCCGGGCGAAGCCGGCGAGCTGTTCGATGCGGTCAAGAAGCATGTCATCTATGGCAAGCCGATCGACCGTGCCAATGTGGTCGAGGAGCTGGGCGACCTCGAGTTCTACATGGAAGGCCTCCGCCAGTCGCTGGGCATCACCCGCGAGGAGACCATCGAAGCCAACGTCGCGAAGCTGACCACCCGTTACGCGGGTCTGAAGTACAGCGACAAGGCTGCCCAGGAGCGCGCGGACAAGCATCCCGCCGCAGACCGTAACTTCATCGGCCAGTCGCAGCTGAACCTGAGCGCGGAAGCCGAGCAGCCGCAGGGGTGAGCAAGGTGAACGACATGGCCCAGATCCCGGAGAACAACGTCACGGACGCTGACCTCGCGGAATGGTATCGCTTGCAAGACCAGCTCAAGAAGGTTAAGGCCGCGGAGATGCTTCTTCGGACCAAGATCTTCAAGGGTTTCTTCCCCAATCCGCAGGAAGGCACGAATAACCACAACCTCCCGGACGGGTACGTCCTGAAGGGCAAGCACACCATCAACCGCGAAGTCGACCCCGGCGCGTTCCAGGCGATGCGTGAGCAGTTTGCCCAGGCCGGTATCCACCCGGATTCGCTGGTGCAGTGGAAGCCCTCGTTGAAGCTCGGTGACTACCGCGAGCTGACTGCGGAGCAGATGCACCTGTTCGACCAGTGCTTGATCATCAAGCCGGGTTCGCCCGCGCTCGAGATCGTACTGCCTGCGAAGGCCAAGAAGGCGAAGGAGGCGGCTCAAGGTGCGGGTGACAATCATAGCTGATGCTTCGTTCTGTCCAGACACGAACGCGGCAGGCTATGGTTACTGGATCGCATCCGAGAGGGGCAAGCAAGGTGGAGGCGGAGAGTTAAAGGGTCGTGTGGCTGGGAACATTGCCGCGGAGATGTATGCTGTCGTCAATGCGCTCTACATTGCCCTCAACCGCCTCCAGCTTGTGCAGACCGGGGACGAGGTACTTATCCAAACGGACTGCATGGCTGCAATCGATGCTTTCGAGGGTAGACGTAGGCAAGTCCCGAATCAGGAATGGGAAGCGGTGAAGCAGATGCGCCGCCTGTGTTCCGAATTCGGCCTGCGAATCGTGTTCCGGCATGTGAAGGGGCACACCAAGAATAAGGAGGCGCGGTACGTCACGAACAAGCTCTGTGACCGCCGTGCTAAAGAAGCAATGCGCCGGGCACGCGCCCGATTTCAACTGGAGAACTTGTAATGCAACAGAAACATCTCTTGGCTCTGCTGCAAACGGGGTACACCACGATCGAGGTCGTATTCACGGACGGTCATTTGGACAGCCTGGGTTCCGGGCGCACCCGTTCGAAGCCGTACACCTACAAGGCTCGCCTGGAAGACGACCTGAAGGTTGATGACGTTGTGGTCGTCGACAGTCCGTCCAAGGGCCTCACGACTGCCACGGTCGTGGACGTCCACAAGGCTCCGAAGATCGACCTGGACGCGCCGTTCACGTACAAGTGGATCGTCCAGAAAGTGGACCGCACCCGCTACGACGAGACGCTCGCTCGCGAATCCGAGTTCATGGACACCATGATGGAAGTCGAGCGCGTTCACCAGCGCGAGCTCCTGCTGGGCAAGTTCCGCGATCACATGCCGGAAGGTAGCGAGGCGCGCAAGATGTTCGACAGCGCCACGCAGAAGGTGATCGGCGTGGACGTGGTGGAGGGCGCGAAGTAATGAGCGCGACTCCGAACTACAAAGGAAAGGGCGTGTTCGCGAGGGACGTGCTTGACCACGGTTTCGTGGCGCTGCGCAACCTCGCGGGCCCGACCCGCCGCCCGGGTGACCCGTTCGACGCGGACGACGTGGACCCTGCGCAGGCTGCTCGTATGTCCTTCGACCAGATGGACAGCGAGCGTCCATACGCTGACGACATGCGTCTGAACGAGTACCTGCTCAAGAATCTCCACACCAGCCCGTTCGAGATGATCCAGGTATGGGTGGAGGTCAAGGTGCCTATCTTCGTTGACCGCCAGCTCGTGCGTCACCGCACGTGGCGCCGAAACGAGTCCAGTGGGCGCTATATCGTGCTCCCGGAAGAGTGGTACATCCCGGAAGTCGTGGGCGGCAAGGCTCCGAACAAGAAGCAAGGCCAGGAAGACAACCTGCCCGCCGACGTGCAGAACTATTTCAAGCACAACCTGGCCGCAGCGTGCAAGCGCGATTATGACACCTACGTCGAGATGATGGGCCTGGGTGTCGCCCCTGAACATGCGCGCATGTTCCTCCATCTCAACCACTATGTCCACTGGCTGGGCAATGTCGATCTCGGGAATATGTTCCACTTCCTGAGTCTGCGTGCCCACAGCCACTCTCAGGTTGAAGCACAGGCCTACGCCTGGGCTATCATAGAGCTGCTGCGGCCGCACCTGCCGGGACTCATGGAACTGTTCGACAAGCATTGCCGGAGGCCCTGACATGAAGCCCATGCTCGCGGTGGAAGCACCGAAAGACATCAAGTTCCCCGTCTATGCTAGTGCCAAGCTGGACGGTATCCGCGCAGTCGTCAAAGACGACATGCTGCTGTCGCGCACACTCAAGCCTATCCCGAACGGGTACGTGCAAGACGCGCTGGGCCAGGCGCTGTTCAACGGCCTGGACGGTGAGCTCACGGTAGGCCCGGCCAACGACAAGAACGTGATGCAGGCCACTACGTCCGGCGTTATGTCCCGCGAAGGCGAGCCGGACTTCACCTTTTGGGTGTTCGACTTCTGGAACAACCCGACCATGGCCTATGGCGAGCGCCTGCGCCTGATGGAGCGTGCATTCAAGGACGGTGCCCTCGCGTCGTACCCGCGAATCAAGCTGCTAAGGCAAGTCATCATCAACAGCGAGTCCGAGCTGCGCGCGTTTGAGGCGACCACACTGGAGCAGGGCTTCGAGGGTGTAATGATCCGCAGCCCGCTCGGCACGTACAAGTTCGGACGCAGTACCGCGCGCGAAGGCTATCTGCTCAAGGTGAAGCGGTTCGCGGACGGCGAAGCTGTGGTCATCGGCGTGGAAGAGCTCATGCACAACGCCAACGAGGCTACGCTCGACGAGCTCGGCTACACGAAACGCAGCACGCACCAGGCCGGCAAGGTGGCGATGGGTACGCTGGGGGCGCTGCGTGTGCGAGACCTGTCCACGGACATCGAGTTCAACATCGGTACAGGCTACACCGCCGCACAGCGCGCGGAGCTCTGGGCCATGTTCCAGAATGGAACCCTGCTCGGCCGGATTGCCAAGTACAAGCATTTCGAGGTTGGCGTGAAGGAAGCTCCGCGCTTTCCCGTGTTCCAGGGCTTCCGCGACCCTCGTGACATGGGAGAAGTGAAATGAAAGCTATAGCACTCAAGCCTGTGCCCGTGATGCCGAGCAATTTCTCGAACGAGGAAGCGCTCAAGCACGTCCGGCACTACTACCCGAATCCAGGCCCCGTCCTGGAAGACTTCATCAAGCGCTTCGAAGAGCTGCTGGATGGTACACCGGACCAGGACGAGCTCGAAGAAAAGGCAGGCAAGCTCGATGACCTCCAGGCGACCGATCACGAAGTGCGGTGCCCGAACTGTGGCTCCGAACTCGAGATCCAACTGGAGCTCGGAACATGAAAGAAGCCTACATCGACGCTCCGCGGTTCCACAAGGCATCGCTGAAGCTGATCGCTATCTGCGACGACATCGTCACCGACTACAGCGCCCAAGGCTACTCGCTCACGATTCGCCAGCTCTACTATCAACTCGTGGCGCGAGGGCACATCGAGAACACCGTCCGCAGCTACGACAACATCGTGGCGCTGATGACGAACGCTCGACTGGCAGGTCTCATCGACTGGGACGCAATCGAAGACCGCACGCGCGGCATTCTGGAGCGCCCGCACTGGTCCAGTGGAGGCGACATCCTCCAGGCGTGTGCGCAGTCGTATCACGAGGATTTGTGGTCCGACCAGCCGAACCGCGTCATCGTTGTAGTTGAGAAGGAAGCTCTGGCTGGCGTGCTCGAACGTACCTGCAAAGAATGGGACGTGCCGCTGCTGCCCGCCCGTGGATATCCTAGCGCTACTACGTTGCGGGAGCTGGCGAAGACCCGTATAATGCGGGCAAGCCAGGAAATTGTGGTCTTGCATCTTGGGGACCATGATCCTAGCGGCATCGATATGTCGCGCGACCTGGAGGAACGGCTCAGTCTGTTCTCCCGACATCGTGTTCAAATCGACTTCCGTCGGTTGGCCCTGAACATGGATCAGGTGGAGGAGCAAAACCCTCCACCGAACCCTGCCAAGGTCACCGACAGCCGCTATGCTGCGTATCGTGCGCAGTATGGTGACGAGAGCTGGGAACTCGACGCGCTCAGCCCTCAATACTTGCATCGGCTCGTCAGCCGAGAGGTTGAGTCTCTCATTGAGTTCAGCCTCTGGAACGAACGGTGCAAACAAGTCGAGGAAGTGCGCCGTCGGCTGCAAGAGCTCGCCGACAACTTTGATAAAGGGGAAGGCTAATGCCATTGCAGTTCACCACAGCTGAGCAGGCGTCGCAGGTCTCCGGGGTCAAGGTGCTGGTCTATGGTGGCGCGGGTATCGGCAAGACAGTTCTGTCTGCCACCTTGCCCGCACCGCTGCTGATCAGCGCCGAGTCCGGTGCCCTGTCGCTGCGCAAAGCAAACCTCGAGCGGTTGTTCGGTGTGAACAACCCTCACATCACGTACAACATGCCGATCATTACAATCACGAACGTGGATGATCTGCGGGACGCCTATGAATGGTGCGCTCGCAGCGCGGAAGCGCGGCAGTTCGCCAGCATCGGGCTGGACAGCATCTCCGAGATTGCTGAGGTTGTGCTCAACAACGCCAAGCGGCAGGTCAAAGATCCGCGCCAGGCGTATGGTGAGCTGATCGAGAAGATGGAGACGCTCGTTCGCCTGTTCCGTGACCTACCAGGCAAGAACGTCTACATGGCTGCCAAGATGGAGCCGATGAAAGACGAGATGACTGGTGTGGTGAAGTATGGTCCGTCGATGCCCGGTTCCAAGCTGGGTTCGAAACTGCCCTACTTCTTCGACGAGGTGTTTCGTCTTGGGGTGAACAAAACGCCCCACGGCGAGACGTATCGGTTCCTTCAGACTCAGCCCGATCTGCAGTTTGAAGCAAAGGATCGGAGTGGCGCACTCGCTCCGTTAGAACCTCCATTCCTGAGTGCAGTCTTCGCCAAAATCCTAGGAGCTTAAGAACCATGGCACAGTTGAACTTCGATGCAACACAAGTCGCCCCGGACATGGGGTTCGAAACCATCCCGGCGGGCTGGTACAACGCAATGATCGACGAGTCGGAGATGAAGCCGACGAAGGACGGTTCGGGTGCCTACCTGAACTGCCGCTTCAACATCATCGACGGCCAGTACGCGAACCGTAAGGTCTTCATGCGTCTGAACCTGCGCAACGCCAATCCGACCGCCCAGGAAATCGCCTACAAGCAACTGTCGGCGATCGCGCACGCTGTCGGCGTCCTGCACGTTCAGGATTCCGCTCAGCTGCACGGCATTCCGATGAAGATCAAGGTGAAGCTCCGCAAGGACTCGACTGGCCAGTACGAGGACTCGAACGAGATCACCACGATCAAGAACATCAACGAGCAGGTCGACATGGGCGGCGGTGCTCCGCAGGCCGGTGGCTTCGGCGGTTCTCCGCAGGGCGGCATGCCTCCGGGCCTCGGTGCTCCGCATGGTGGCTTCCAGCAGCCTCAGCAGGCGCCGGTCCAGCAGCAACCCGCGCAACAGCCGTGGCAGCAGCCCGCACAGGCTCCGCAGGCCGCACCGCAGCAGCAACCCTGGCAGCAGCCGCAGCAACAGCCCCAGCAGCCGGCACAGCAGCCCCAGCAGGCTCCCGCGCATGGTGATCCGGTACAGCAGCCCTGGCAGCAACCGAACGCCCAGCAGCCCTGGCAGCAGCCGGCGCAGCAGGCTCCGGTTCAGCAACAGGCACCCGTTCAGCAGGCTGCTCCGCAACAGCAGGCCTCTCAGGGGAACTTCAACCCGCAGACCGCTGTTCCGCCGTGGGCTCAGCAGGGCCAGTAATCAGCTGAGCTGTCCTGGGGCGCACTCGAGAGGGTACGCCCCCTATTTTCTGAGACTCCGACTATGGTAGATGAGGTTGACCGCTCATTGATGGACGCGGAGGTGCTGGACGCCGCTTCCATCGAACTCATAAGAAAGCAAGCCTCCGCCATGCCCAAAGGTGAACCGGGTGAGTGCGAGAATTGCGGTGAGTATTTCGTCCGACTGGTGCGTGGCCATTGTGGTCGCTGCCGTGATGCTCTAGGGCTCCCATGAAGGATCGTATCAAACGCGCCCACATGCGCGCCGCTGGTGTCTATGCGTCGTTGAGCTATGCACAGCGGCGCCAAGTGGGCTGCGTTATCGTCAAGGATGACACCATCATCGCTATTGGATACAATGGCACGCCTCCTGGCTGGGACAATGCTTGTGAGGACCGCGCCACGGGCGCTACACTGCCCGAAGTGATACATGCAGAACAGAATGCTCTAGACAAGATTATTCGGAGCAGCACATCGAGCGTTGACGCACACGTGTTCGTCACTGCGCAACCTTGCATCGAATGTGCAAAGCGGCTGCTCGGTGCGCGCATTCGCGCGGTGTACTACCGAGACGCCTACCGTAATGAAGACGGTGTGGACTTCCTGCGCAAGGCGGGCATCCATGTCGAACAAGTCAACGAGGACACTTGATGCCGAACGTAACTCTTGCGACGCAGACCGTCGCGAAGATCGATGGGATGATCAAAGCTGACCAGGGCTCAGCATACCGCGAGTGGCTGGGCAAGGTGATTGGGCACATCGGTGACGCCTACCGAACCGGCAACGACGGGCACCGCTCCCACATGGGCGCATCGTTGATCGGAGGCGAGTGTGCTCGCGCGATCTGGTATAACTTCCGCTGGGCAACGAAATCGAACTTCGAAGGGCGTTTGATTCGCCTGTTCAACCGCGGGCACCTGGAAGAAGCACGGTTCATCGCAATGCTTCTGATGATCGGTTGCGAGGTGTATCAGCAGGACGCGAACGGAAACCAATTCCGAATCAGCCACGCGGAAGGCCACTTCGGTGGCAGCGGCGACGGTGTGGTCATCGGCTTGCCAGATCTGCCTCCCGGAACTGCCGCACTGAGCGAGTTCAAGACGCATAACGACAAGTCCTTCAGCGAACTGAAAGCAAAGGGCGTGCGCGATGCTAAGTTCGAACACTACGTTCAGATGAATGTGTACATGAGGAAGATGGGCCTCGCGTGTGCGCTATACCTTGCAGTCAACAAGAACACCGATGAACTCTACGGGGAGATCGTCTACCTCGATAGCGCGGTGGCAGATCAGTTCCTCGACAGGGGCGAGAAGATCGTCTGGATGAGTGAACCGCCGAACAAGATTAACGAGTCTCCGGGCTTCTTCAAGTGCCGGTTCTGTGACCACAGGCCTGTCTGCCACCTCCGCGCAGCGCCTGACAAGAATTGCCGGACGTGCGCGTACAGCGAGCCGGCTCCAGGCGCTCATTGGGTGTGCCGACTGCACGACCAGCACATCGACAAGGAGACCCAGCTCGTCGGGTGCAAGGATTACACTGCACGGAAGGTCTTCGGATGATCCAAGGCCGCTCTTATCAGATCGAAGCGGTCAGCTCGATCTATAACTACTTCGGAACGAAGTCCGGGAACCCCGTCGTCGCAATGCCGACGGGTACGGGTAAGAGCGTCGTCATTGCGATGTTCCTCGAGTCTGTGTTCCGGTACTACCCGAACCAGCGCGTCATGATCTTGACGCACGTCAAGGAGCTGATTCAGCAGAACTATGAGAAGCTGATGGGCATGTGGGCGTTCGCGCCTGCTGGTGTGTACAGCGCAGGGCTGAACCGTCGTGATGTGCATGCGCCTATCACCTTCGCTGGCATTGCTTCGGTCGCAAAGAAGTGGGCCATGTTTGGGCACATCGACCTCGTGATCATCGACGAGGCGCATCTTGTAGGCCCGAGCGAAGCGACTATGTATCAGAAGTTCCTTGCGGGACTGCTGAGCATCAATCCGAACTTGAAAGTGATCGGTCTTACCGCTACCCCGTGGCGCTTAGGACACGGCAAGATCACAGACCCTGTCAAGAACGACAAGGGTGAAGAGGTGCCCGGAATTTTCACGGACATCTGTTTCGACATCACCGGCATCGAGGCGTTCAATCGGTTGATCGCTGAGGGATTCCTCTCTCCGCTGGTGCCAAAGAGTACCGTGACGAAATTGGACGTTGATGGCGTCCACATGCGAGGTGGCGAGTTCATCACCAGAGAGCTGCAAAACGCAGTCGACAAGACTGATGTCACAATCGCAGCGGTCCGAGAAGCCTTAGAGCTAGGGCACAACAGGAATCACTGGCTCGTGTTTGCGGCCGGTGTGGAACATGCAATCCACACCGCCGAGATCATGAACGACATGGGCATCCCGACGGTCGCCATCCATTCCAAGATGACCGACAAGGAACGAGATGACGCCATTGCGAAGTTCAAGGCGGGATACTATCGCGCAGCGGTGAACAACAATGTCTTGACCACAGGCTTCGACTTCCCTGCCATCGACCTGATTCTGTGCCTGCGCCCTACAGCGTCAGCGGTGTTGTGGGTGCAGATGTTGGGACGCGGTACGCGCCCAAGTCCCGCCACCGGGAAGGAGAACTGCCTGGTGTTGGACTTCGCAAACAACACTCGCAGGCTTGGACCCATCAACGACCCTGTCGTTCCGCGTCGCAAAGGTGAGAAAGGCGGGGATGCACCCGTCAAGGAATGTCCGGTGTGCTCAACATGGGTGCATGCCAGCCTACGCTGGTGCAACGGCGTCATGAAAGACGGCAGTGCGTGCAAGCACGAATTCAAGTTCGAGACGAAGCTGAAGCAAGGCGCCAGCACTGCGGAATTGATCAAGGGTGACATTCCTGTCGTCGAGGTGTTCAAGGTGGATCACATCACTTTCATTGAGCACCGCAAGGAAGGCAGGCCTCCTATGATGAAGGTGAGCTATTATTGCGGGTACAGATCTTTCGAGGAGTTCGTGTGCTTCGAGCATGTGAACTATGCCGGCAAGAAGGCACGTGACTGGTGGCGTGCGCGCAGCAATGAGCCCGCGCCCACTACTACGGCAGAGGCGCTCGACCGTGTTGACAGCGCACGCGCTCCCACGCACCTCCGAGTCTGGATCAACAAGAAGTATCCGGAGATCCTGGCAACGTGCTTCGACGGGACTGCGTTTGGCAAGGAAGAACCGTCAGACTCGTACGAAGGGCCTACGGTGCAGACACACCACAGCGCACCGGAGCGCAATCAGGCGCCACAACAGCAGGCACCTAGCTATGACGACATGGACGATGACGTCCCATTCTGAACCGTCTATGAACAAGTGGATGTCGATTAAAAACTTTTACGGGCAAGCCCGATAAAAGGCTTGCATCTTGGTCCAGTTCGTCTATAGTTACGTTCATGGATGTAACGGTGCATCTAACAACGGTCGGAAGACCATCAACCTCTAGGAGAAACAACATGAGCAAGTTCGACACGATGGGTAAAGAAGAGCTGCGCAAGGCCTGCCGCGAAGCCGGCATCAGCTACGGCAAGCTGAATAACGACGGCATGCGTGCCGCGCTGAAGGCCAAGGAAGAGGAAGCCGCTCCCGCCGCTGCCCACACCGAAGACACCGCCAACGTGGTCACCCAGGAAGCGCCCGCCGCGGAAGCCCCTGCCGCTGAGGCCTCCGAGACCTCGGCTCCGAGCGGCCTGGCAGCGATGGTTCGCCAAATGACGGGTGCCAACACCAAGAAGGAAGAGGAGCGCGCTCCCGCCGTTGCCAAGCGCACCAGCAACGGCATGAAGATCGAGAAGGATCGTGAAGAGCGCAACGGCGTGAAGCGTCCGTCTGTGGGCGGTATGTGCCGCGCCGTGTGGGACGCGCTGGACGCTGCGGTGGCCGAGGGTAAGACCCCGACTGCCAAGGACGTCAAGGCCCTGGCTGAAGCCAACGGCTGGAATCCGAACAATGCCTCTATCGAGTTCTACCAGTGGAGGAAGTTCAACGGCATCCGCGGTCGCCAGTAAGCCGCACGACGCGCCCGGTCTGTCCCGCCGGGCGCTCGTCCTACCTCTGGAGGGGTTTATCATGCGTCTGATCCTTGTTCTGCTTGTGATCGTTCTCGCCCTTCTGCTACTGTTCCGCTGGGCTGTAGGGCTCGGCGAACAAATCAAGCGCGCCGGCGAACAAATCAAGCGCGCCGGCGAATGCCGCCTCGAAGCCGCTGCCTAAGTTCACGGGGGGGGGCAGCGCCCAAGAATTTTCG